TCAAAACCCGCCGTCGCGCAGCCGGTCAACCAGCTCGTCACGATCACGAGGGCGGCGAGCCGCCGCCTCCAACATCCTGCGTTGGGCATCATTGGCCTTCTCCGTGGTTTCAAGGCGTTCGGCGAGGCGGCCTGTGCGTTCGCCGGAACGACGGAGTGCGAGCAGGAACAGGAGCACCGAGAGCGCGATGGCGCCGTAGCTGAGGGCGGCCCGCATCCGCGGGCTGGCGACCATCCCGCCGAGCAACGTGGCGATCATCGCTGCCCCCGTTTCCAATCGTCGAGACGCGCGTAGATCGTGACAGCGATGCCGCCGAGGGCGACCGCGATGAACACCCAGCGCAGGGTATCGAGGTACGGGACGAGCGGCAGGATGGCGGTCTGGGTCTCGGCGAGGACGCTCTGCGCCACCTCGACGCCCGCAGCACCCAACGTGGCGACACCGGCCGCCCCGCCGCCCTTCATGGTGCGGCTGTCGGCCAGCACCTCGCGCGCAGGCGGCGTGTCCTCGGCGAAGGCCGTCGCCCGGACCGGAAAGCGTTCACCCCACTGGCGTGCTGGGCCAAGATCGACATGGATGAAGCCCGAGCGCGGATAGAAGCCGAACCCAAGGAAGCCGACGGCGCGTGCCGCCGCCTCAAATGCAACGGGGTCGTGGTTTGACATGGCAATGTCGAAGGCCGCGCCGTCCATGTGCTTCGAGCGGGTTGCGCCGCCGACGGCACGATTGTGCTCCGGGCTGCGATAGGCGGAGCGGACGATCAGCGGCTTACCCAGCTGGTCACGCAGCGCCTGCAACTTGTCAAGCGCGGGCTCGTTGATCAGCAGCTTACCGGTGCCCCGGCAGGCAATTTCGGCGGGCGAGAAGTTGGTCCAGCGCCAGGCACTTTTTGGCAGGTCGCGCCAATGGTCGTAAAAGGTCGTGGTCATGGTTTCCTCCAAAAACGAAAAAACCCGCCACATGGGCGGGTTCAGGTTGGTGCGTGAATTGTCGCGATGGGCGGCTACGGACCGCCGCCGAAGATCTTCAGCTTGATCGCGATTCCGGCCAGCAGAGCCAGCATCACGCCGGTGGTGATCATGCGGACGGCGATCTGCATGGCCGTGCGGCGCACTAGCCGGATGCAGTCGAGCAGCGATCGCAGATCACGGATATCGAGCGCCGCTTCTTCACCATCGAGGCCGACATCTGCGAGCGCCCGCTTGGCGCCTTTCTCGGCAGCGCGTGCCAGCATGGCCTCGAACTCAGCATCGGGCATGCGCACGAAACCCTGATCGGATCGGGGTGGTGTCATGGTCAATCCTCCCACCGATCAGCCGACCTTGCAGCCCCAGAAGGACGTGTGGTCGGCGGCGAAATAGCCGTCCGCGGCCCGGAAATACCCCTGTAGTTCAACGGTGTCGCCTGCAGTCAGCGGCACCATGGTTTGCAGCCAGATCGCAGTGGCCAGCGAAACATGGGTGGCGGAGATTTCGCCAAGGGAGCCGCGGATTTCCGTCGTGCCATTCAACACGAGCCGCCCGCGCATCCTCGCCGTCGCGCTGGCGTTGATCTTGTAGAGCAGCGTTGCGCCGAAGAGGTAGGTGCCGTCCACGGGGCAACGAAGTAGTTGTTGGCCGTGTCGAAGGCGCCCTGATCGTTGTAGTCGGTGTTGTTGAGGCCGATCTTCGTCCAGGTTCCGACGCCCACGTAGTTGTCGTAGTTGGTCCAGGCCTTGAAGCGCGGCAGTCGGGGCTGGTCGACGATACCATTGGTATTATCGACGCTCACCCCGTCGAAGAAGGTGCTGCCGTCTGCCGAGACCGCCAGCCGGAAGCGGTCCGAGCCGAAGAGCCCGACCAGCGCCTTTGTCACGAAGTTGGTCTGGAGCGTCAGCCCGAGATCGTCGGCGGCGTTCTCCTTATTCATCGTGTAGAACAGATCGCCGGTCCCGCCTTCGGCGACGGTCTTCGCCGTCCAGAGGGCCGCGTTGAGCTTGGCTGAGAATGGGTTCGACGCATCCGCGGTGGTGCCGAGCCCCAGCAGCGCGAGGTTCTGCAGAGCGTCCGGGGTCGAACCGACCCAGCCCGCACCGGCGTAGACCAACAGCAGACCTTCGTCTTGGACCCATACGCGCCAGCCAGTCCGCGGCGTCAGGCGGAGCCAGACCCCATCCGTAAACAGCGCGACGTTTAGGTCCCATCCCGCCCAGTCGCCGGTGCCACCGTTTGCGACGATATAACGGTCGCCATCGGCCGGGCTGCCGGGCGGCGCTGTCAGGTCGCGATCGAGCACGGAGAGCTGCACGAGTCCGTCGAGCAGCCGCAGGGCTTCGTTGTGAGTGACATGCTTCTGGGCCTGCGCCGTGAGGATGTAGGGCAGTAGCAGATTGGTCGTGGTGTCGGACATGGGTTGGCCTTCAGAAGGTTAGCGTGACTGTTTTGGCCGCACCCCGCCCGATCAGGGCGGAGAGCTGGAAGATGCGGATTGTCAGCGTGTCACCTAGCTCGAGCAGCGCGCCCCAATCGGCCGTTTGCTGAGCGGCCGTGTAGACCGCGCTGATCGCGGTGGTGGTCAGCGTGCGCTTGACCGTTGCGCCGTCGATGAGTTCGACCTCGTAGGCTTCGACCTCTTCGATCAGCGGCACCTCAACCGCACCCCAGCTGTCGGCCGTGAGCGCGCGGGACCGTCTTGTCCAGCGGATCGTCAGATCGCCCGGCGTGCGCGGTCTGCGCCATGGCTGCTCGACATGGGCGACCGAAAAGGGCAGCAGCCCAGCGCCCTCGGGGGTGAAACTGGCTGCGACATAGGTCTCATCACTGACGGACCGGCTTGCGGGACCAACGCGCCAGTTCCAGGGAAGCCCGAGATCGGCCTCGGCGATTGGCAGCGATGCCAGTGCGGTGTCCAGAACCACCACCCGCGCGCCTGCGGGCGCGGGGGTGGCCATCGCGTCCTCGGTGCCGCGCTGGCCGCGCAGCAGGCGCGTCAGGCTGTAGCGGCCCGGCGCGATCAACTCGGCCGCGCCCGCCTGCATGATCTCCCATGTGCCGGGCGAACTCTCGATGGCCAGCACATTGGCCCCGCCGAACAGCATCAGGTCGGTGACGCTTTCCAGCGTGCCGGACAGCAGATCAACCACCAGCACATTGCCGAGATCAAAGCGCGAAATCGGCCCCGCATAGAAATCTGAGACCAGCATCCCGATCTGGGCGCGACCGCCGAACGTCGTCAGCAACTCGAACCCGTCCGTCGACGGACTGCGGAACACCGCCATCTCACCGGGCCACGGCACGGCGTGCGCGGCGACCAGCGGCCGATGCGCGGGCTGATCCTCGGTGAGCTGCGGCAGATCCATGAGCAGCGCCTCGGGCGCGCCGAACACCACAGCTTTTGACAGGGACGATGGGCGTGGTGCTCCGGGTGGCAGATCGTGGGCCTCGCGATCCTGACGGACCGCTTCGATCCCGCGCGCCTCCGCATCTGCGATGGAGATAAGCCGCAGCGGGATGTGCCGACCGTCATGGATCAGAGTGACGACGTCCGCCGGATCCAGCGCCAGCCGTGAGGGCGGCAAGCGAAACGCTGCCGTCTCCCGCCCGGTCCATGCTTCCATGAGCGCACGGCGGCAGCGTCGCTCGGCCTCCTCTGGCGGGACCGCCATGGGGAAGCTTTCCGAGGCGATGCGGGTCGTATCCACCGTGATCCGGCGCGCCTCGACGAGGGCGGCGTCGTAGTCCTCGTCGGCCCGCGCGACCTGCCATTTCAGCGCCTGCGGCAGTTCGGTCTCCTGGCCGCGGGTCAGTTCCAGCAAGTCGCCCTCGCGGGCGGCGACCAGATCGTCGGGCGCAAGGGTGGCGACCGAGGCCCGGCCGCGCATGATGAAACGAATGACGCCCTCGGTCTCCACCGCGTCGAAGCCGAAATGCCGCGAAAGCGTGGTGATCGAGGCGCGCGGGGATTCCAGTGCGCCAATCGCATAACCTTCGATCGCGCCCCATAGGCCGGTGACGTCGATCCGAGCCTCGGGCATTCCCGCACGCACGCAGAGATGCCGGACCAGCGCGGCCAACGACACCGCACCGAGCCGTCCGGTCAGCCAGTGACCGAGCCGCCAGTTCGAACCGTCTGTCCACACGTCGGACAGAGCAGGAAAGAACGGAAACGGCCGGGCATCCCAGGTCCAGGCGGCGCATTCGGGCACATGCACCATGCGTCCGCCATAGACGGGATTGTTCCCAGTATCACCCCACCAGAGATATGTCGCCTCGAGATAGGCGCGCTGGATGGCGTCGTCGCGCCAGCCGCGCGAGAAATGCGGCGTGAAGCTTTCGGACGATTTCGGGTCGAAGAAGACGTTCGGCTGGTTGGTGCCCCGGTCGATGGCGGGACAGCCGAGTTCGGTGAACCAGATCGGCTTGGACTGAGCCACCCATGCCGTCGGTGTCCCGCCCTCGACTCCATCCGGACGGTCGTGTCGTAGTGTGCGTTCGACCACCAGGCCTGCAAATCTTTGTATCGGAAGACCCATGGCTTGCTGGCGGCCCCATCCGTGATCGGCGTTCGCACCTGCGCCGACCGATCAGCGGATGAGGCGTAGAACCAGTCGAAACCTTCGCCGCCCGCGATGTTCGCCTGCAAGTAAGCGCGATCGTAGATCGCGGGCCAGCCTTCCTCACCATCCGCGTGCCCGAACCCGTCGCGCCAGTCCGACAGCGGCATATAGTTGTCGATCCCGATGAAATCGATCTCCGGATCGGCCCAGAGCGGGTCGAGGTGGAAGAACACGTCGCCAGAGGTATCGCCCGGCTGGTGCCCGAAGTATTCCGACCAGTCAGCGGCATAGCCGATCTTCGTCCCGAACCTGAGGATGGAGCGCACATCCGCGAGCAGATCCCGATAGGCTTGGACCGCCGGATAGCTGGATGGCCCAGAACGGATCGTCGTCAGCCCCGGCATTTCTGTCCCGATCAGGAATGCATCGACCCCGCCCGCCGCTTTGCAGAGGTGGGCATAGTGCAGCACCATGCGGCGCAAGCCCCAATCGCCGGAGGGTCCGGTCCAGCTGACGCTTTCGCCCGAGACGTTGAAACTGCCGGGCGTCGCGGCACCGAACAGCGCCGCGACCTGTGTGGCGGCCGTGGCAGTCTTGTCCACCGTCCCGGCGTATCCCGCCGCGGGCGAACAGGTGATCCGCCCCCGCCAGGGGAATGCGGGCTGACCCGTAAGGGCGGCGTTGTCCGAATATGGGGTCGGCAGCGCATTGTCGGGCGGCACGTCCATCAGGATGAAGGGATAGAAGGTGACGCGCAGCCCGCGGGCCTTCATCTCCTTGATCGCCTGCACCACCGCAAAATCAGCAGGAGTGCCGCCATAGATCGGACGGTCCTGAGCGTCGCGGCTCACAAGCATGGCATTGGTGCGGCTGACGCCATTCACGGACCAGGCCGACGGCGTGGTGGTCTTCTGCAACACCTCAACGCCGGGGCGCACCTTGCAAGAGCCCGCCCGCAAATCGTCGCCGAACCAGGCGACCAGGAGGCTGACGCTTTCGACCTTGGGCGCCATGGCTTGCAGCCGGTCCAGTGCTACCACCATGTCGGCGGTATCGGTCAGCGCGTTGAGGTTCTCAGGCTCGGACGATCCGCCCCCGCCTTTGCGAATACCCTGCGTGGCATAAGCGAACTCGCCGGATGCCGGGATCATGGTGACCGCCTGAGTTAGCCCCTCCGCCGTGTCCGGATTAGCCAGCGGGCGGAACACTTCGAAACTCAGCTGTGGAATCCGGTTGCCGTAATTCCCAAGCGGTAGGTCCTCGAAGACGACATAGGCGGTGCCGCGGTATGCTGGCGTGTTCGCTGCACCCATCTTCGCGGACATGAACGGATCGGTCGTCTGGCTCTCATCGCCCGGGTACCAGCGCCAGGTGATCCCGGCGGTGTCCAGCAGCTTGCCGTCGGCCCAGATGCGGCCAATGCCCGTGATCGGTCCCTCGCAGAGCGCGACCGCGAAGCTCGCATAGTAGAAATACTCGGTCGTCTTGACCTTGCCGCCACCCCCGCCGCCCTTGCCGCCACCCCCGCCGCCCTTGCCGCCGCCTTGTGTGGTGGTCCTGGTCTCCTCGCGGAAATCTGTCGCCCAGACAATATTGCCGCCGATCCGCATGCGGCCATAGAGGCGCGGAATCACCGCACCTTCAGTGGCCGAGGTGATGCGCAGGTTGTCCAGACGTGCGCCTTCGATCCGCTGGGTTGGTGCCAGTGACGAGATAATCCAACTGTCGACGACAGAGCCAATAGTGGAGCCAATGAAGCCACCGATGGTGGCGGCACTGACGCCGAGGATCGCGCCGCCAATACTGCCACCAATGGCAGCGCCAGCGGCACCGAGAACGAGGGTCGCCATGGGATGATCTCAGCGTTGCGGGAACAGGAAGGCAAAGGCGATGCGCCGCCGCCAGGAGGGAGTGAGCGGTTCCTCAATCACGCCGAGGCGCTCGTAGGCGTGGAGGAAACTGTCAGGGCCGGTCAGGATCCCGACATGCTTGGCGATGGCGCGTGGCATCATCCGGAATAGCACCAGTGCGCCGGGGCCGACCTCGGCGGGCGGCACCTCGATCATCATGGCCCGCGCCCCATCCGCCAAAACCTCGCGCGGGCCGGTCTCGCCCCAGTCGCGGCTGTAGGGCGGGATCGGGAACGGCTCGGGGCCGACGACCTCGCGCCAGACGCCTCGGGCGAGGCCAAGGCAGTCGCAGCCGACGCCGCGCAAGCTGGCCTGATCGTGATATGGCGTGCCAAGCCAAGCGCGCGCGGTTGCAATGACCCGCGCGGGATCCGCTGCAACGACCGGGGACATCACAATACGCCCCCTTCGTGTCCGCCATCTTTGTTGGCGTAGCGCAGAATGGCATCTTGGCCGGGAATATGGGGAAAGCCACGGAAGTTGGCGGTGTTAGCGAACTTCGCGCCACAGGTCTCGATCCGCTTGTCGCAGCCCGCACGGACAATAAAGGCGTCGCCCTCAGCGATGGGCCGCACCGGTGCTTCGAGCAGTGTTAGCCCCGCGTCACCATCGATGACATCATGGGCGATCACTTCCGCGCGCCGCCCGGCATTCGTGCCGTTTGTCCATTCGACCGTGCCGAAGGTGAACCAGCCGGACGGGAAACTGCTGAGCCCTGATGCTGTGAAGGCCCGGTCGCGCAGTAGATCAATGACGCCACCCATGCTCTTGAACGCGGAGTTCTCCAGATCGATGCCGCAACGGGCGTCGCCGAGGGCGGCATCGCAGGTCGCCTGGAAGGTCCGTCCCACCGTCTGCCCGAGCACGTGAGCCAATGACCGAACCTCGGCGACGAAGGCCAGCCGCCCGCGTTGGATCTGGCCGATGGCGCCGCGTCGCATCAGCACGCGTTGGCCGGTGTCCGCCCAGTTCACCCGCCAGACCTCCACCTCGACGTTGTCCCAGCGGCCATCCAGAATGTCGGTCTCGGTGATCCGGTCGGAGGTCAGAACGCCCTCAGCATCCTGCGCGTCGACCGACAGGTCCGAGCCCGAGCGTACCTCTGAAGCCGTCAGCCCGCTTGTGTGGATGCCGCCCGGATTGCAAGGACATTTTGAACCTCTTTGAACATGTGATCGAGTGCGCGCTTGTGTCAGGCCTCTGTGTGCGGCTCTTAACAAGCGCTGCGGGCCGGGATGGTGGTTCGCGGGCCGGGTCCAGTACTTTTCACCGGGCTCGAAGCCCTACGCGTATCGCTGGTTTTCCCTGCCCCGATCCGATCGATCAGTTGTCCATTTGGCTCATGCCTTCCTCGCATCCCCAACATCCGGCGTCTGATAGCGGGCGTTACGCCGCCGCCAGAGCCGGATCCCGGTAACTTTCACCTTTCGTCAGCATCGCCCAGATGCGCCGCGCCATCTTGTTGGCCAGTGCGATGGCCACGAGGATGCGCGGTTTTCTAAGCATGAGCTTTCCGAGCCACGTGTCTTCGGGGATGCCGCGCCGACAGGCACCGACCATCGCGGCCATAGCGCCGACGATCAGCAATCGCCGGATGTCATGCTGACCGGCTTTGGAGACCTTACCCAGCCGCGACTTGCCGCCCGATGAGTTCTGGCGCGGCACCAACCCCAGCCAGGCGGTAAAGTCGCGGCCGCGCCGGAACGTTTCCATCGGTGGCGCAAACGCCTCAACGGCCATGGCGGTGATCGGGCCGACGCCCGGCATGGTCTGCAGAAGTTTCGCCCAAGGGCTTTCCTTCGACAGCTCGGCGATCTGCGCGTCCAGCGCTGCGATTTCGACACCGAGGCCCTCGATCTGCCGCAGAACGCCGCAACATGCGGTACGCGCGGCGGCGGGCAGATCGCTGGTCTCGTCCTCCAGCACCGCAGCCAGCTTCGGCAGGTTCTGCAGCCCGACCGGGGCGATGTAGCCGAATTCGTAGAGATGCGAACGCAGCGCATTGACCAACTCGATCCGCTGCGCGATCGCCTTCTGGCGAACGCGGAACACCACGGCGCGGGCCTGCTGCTCGGCGCTCTTGGGTTCGACGAAGCGCATGTGCGGTCGGGTCGCAGCCTCGGCGATCGCCTCGGCGTCGGTTGCATCGTTCTTTTGCCTCTTGACGTAGGGCGTGACGTATTGCGGCGAGATCACCTTCATGGCATGGTCGAACTTCGCCATCTCCCGCGCCCAGTAATGGGAGCCCGGACAAGCCTCCATCGCCACCATGCACGGCGGCTGCGCCGCCATAAATCGCTGAAACTGCAGGCGCGTGAGTTTCTTGCGAAACACGACCGATCCGTCCGCTGCCGCCCCGTGCAACTGGAACACGTTCTTTGCCAGATCGATCCCGATGATGGTAACTTCTTCCATGGATGCCGTCTCCTATCCTGTCTTGTGCTTTCGACATCACAAGCTTGGCACATTGCGATGCCGTTGGGGGAGCGCGGCATCCACCCCATCTTTTCAGCCATTGGAATGATCCATCTGTTCGTTGAGTTTGGTGACCATCACCGCTTCGATGACGGGCAACAGTTCAGCTGCTGCGGCAGGTGGCACGCCGAGTGCATCGGCCAGCGCCAGCGCCGCCGACATGTCCCAGCCGACAACTGCGCCGGGAAGCACACGCAGCTGGCCGCCGAGACGGCCGACGAGGTCCCAGACCTGCCAGCCCTCGAATGTCAAAGGCTGGTTCAGCCGCGTCGGGCAGTCCGGGCAGGCTTGCGCGCAGGCTTGGCAGTATCGATCGCCCCCACCGAAGGACCATTCAGCGAGGGCGCGGAGACGTTTTTTTCTTGTTCCAGCAGCAGGCCCTTGGAAACGTAGGTCAGCTGAAAGGCCTCGAATATCGGCCAGATGTCGAGAAGCGCGTCGATGGCCTCCGGGCTCGGGTTGATCGGATTGCCATCGGCGTCACCGATGCCTTCCCTAGACAGCACCGCCCGCCGCGCCAGCGCCTTGGCGAAGGCAACCGCGCGTTCTTCGTCGGAAGCCTCGTCTGGGACAGCCTCCACGCCGGGATCGCTGCGCGTTGCCACCATCAGTGCGGTGGTCAGCGGGCGCAGCTGCACCCGCACATCCGGCGCGAGGTCGTGCCAGCGGGGTGCATTCGTCAGATCGAGCGTTAGCATCAGTAAATCTCCACATCGTTCACGAGGGTTGCGGTGCACATTCGGCCGACGGTGCTATCGCGAGCCGCCTGCCAGTCGAACGTCGCCTGCACGCCCTGCGGCCCGGAAATCTCGATCCGGGGCCGCGGCAGGTAGACGGCGTGCACGGTGAAGGTGAAGCTTTCGCCCGATGGCAGCATATAGGCGAATTCCAACTCGCAGGGATCGCCGTTGATCGCCTGTGTCACCAGCGTCTGATCAGCGAAGCGGACCTCGATGGAGCCGGTCAGCGCGGCGATGGAGGGGTCTGGCCCGTCAATGCGACCATCCGAACGAATGGTCTCAATGCGGTCGAGGTTGTTGGCATATGGCTGCGGGACCGGGCGGAAGTATCTGACGATATTGGAGAAAGTTGCCTACACTATCCAGCCGACGAATGGCGTCATGCAACTCCAACTCACCGGAGAAACTCATGACCAAACAAGATCCCATTCCCGCCCGCCTGGCCGCGCTCAGGACCACGTCGACGCCAGACCTGAAGCAACAATGGCGCGACCTATTCGACAGCGAGCCGCCGCCGTTCAATCGTCGCTACCTCGAGAGCCGCCTCGCGTACCGCATCCAGGAGCTGAGCTATGGCGGGCTTAAACCGGATACTGTGAAACGGCTGGAAGACCTGGGGGAACAGCTCGACGGCGGCGACCGCAAGAAGAGCCGCATCCGCGCTGACCTGAAGCCTATTCTTGGCACGCGGCTGATCCGTGAATGGCATGGCGTCGAACATCTCGTCACCGTCACTTCTGACGGTTTCGACTGGCAGGGTCGCCCTTACAAATCGCTGTCTGCCATCGCCCGAGCCATTACCGGCACGCGCTGGAACGGCTGGGTGTTCTTCGGGCTGAAAAACCACCGGAGGGGCGCATGACCAAACCAATCGTCAGGAAGCTGCGTTGCGCTGTCTACACCCGGAAATCCTCGGAGGAAGGGCTGGAGCAGGAGTTCAACTCGCTCCACGCCCAGCGTGAAGCCTGCGAGGCCTATATTGCCAGCCAGCGTTCCGAGGGCTGGGTGCTGGTCCGCGATCAATATGATGACGGCGGTATCTCCGGGGGCACGCTGGAACGACCCGGCCTGAAAAGGCTGCTGGCGGACGTCGACGATGGCTTGGTCGATGTGGTTGTGGTCTACAAGATCGACCGCCTGTCGCGATCGCTGATGGATTTTTCCAAACTGGTCGAGGTGTTTGACCGAAACGGCGTAACCTTCGTTTCTGTCACTCAGTCATTCAACACCACCAATTCCATGGGGCGGTTGACGCTGAACATCCTGCTGTCATTCGCCCAATTCGAACGCGAAGTGACGGCGGAACGTATTCGGGACAAGGTCCGCGCCAGCCGAATGAAGGGCATGTGGATGGGCGGCGTGCCGCCACTGGGCTACGAGGTGAAGGACCGAAAGCTGATCATCAAGGAGGCCGATGCCGCCAACATCCGCTGGATCTTCGCCCGTTTCATCGAGATCGGCTCAGGCACCGAATTGGCTCGTGAACTGGCGGCACGGGGCATTCAGACCAGCCGTGGCAACCGGATCGACAAGAAGTACCTATATCGCCTGCTGAACAACCGCGCCTACATCGGCGAAGCGGTCCACAAGGGCGACAGCTATCCCGGCGAGCATGACGGCATCATCGACCGCGCGGTCTGGGACAAGGTCCACGCTATCCTGACTGAAAGCCCGCGCAAGCGCGCAGCCCGCACCCGGGCCGACACACCGGCGCTGCTGAAGGGGCTGCTCTACGGCCCAGACGGGGCGGCGTTCTCGCCGACACACACGCGCAAGGGCGGCAAGCTTTACCGCTACTATGTCAGCCAGACGGTCTTGAAACACGGCGCAGGATCATGCCCGGTCGGCCGTGTTCCGGCGGGTGAGATCGAAACCGCCGTCATCGACCAGCTCCGCGCTGTGTTCCGTCAGCCCGAGATCGTGGCGGGGACGTGGAAGACGGCGCGTGCGCGGGATGGCGCGATCACCGAGACCGACGCCCGTGACGCGCTGACCCGTCTTGATCCGCTGTGGGATGAACTTTTTCCCGCTGAGCAGGCGCGGATCGTGGCGCTGTTGATCGAGCGGATCGACATCGGCACCGATGGCCTGAATGTTCGGCTCCGCATGGACGGGCTCACCGGGCTGGCACAGGTAATGATGGCTGATCCAGGAACGGCGGCATGACTCGCGCGAAGGCAGTGCCGGAAACGGTGACAGTGCACATCCCGTTTCGCCTCGTGAAGCGCGGCGGGCGGAAGGAGATGCAGTTGCCGGAAGGGGCATCATACACTCGCAAGGCTGACAACACGTTGGTCAAGGCGCTGGCGCGCGCCTTTCGTTGGAAGCGGATGCTGGAGTCCGGCGAGTTCACGACCATCGCCGAACTCGCGGGGCGCGAAGGCATCGCGCCATCTTACATGACCCGCGTCCTTCGCCTTACGCTGCTTGCGCCCGACATCGTTGATGATGTCCCAGACGGCAAGCAGGCTCCGGAGGTGACGTTGGCTCAATTGTTGGCACCAGTTTCTGCAGAGTGGGCGAGTCAGCGAAGCTCCAGTCGGTGACTTCCATTACGCGGCCAGCGGCTGGAGCGATGCACGTTGAGCAAGGTCGACCTTGCTGGCATAGTATGGATCGGAGAATAGACAGGCAGCCCGACTCGTTTCGAATCCATGGCTAAGCCCACGTTACATCTGGTGGATTTTGGCCTAGACGTTACTCTGCGGCCACGACTTCACGAAATATCACTGCAGGGCTCCTAGCATGGATGAAAAAGAGAAGAAGAAATTAAGCGAAAGCGATATTTGCGATCTTTTCATCTCGCCAGCAATTCGAAACGCGGGCTGGGAACCGATTACTCAAATCCGGCGCGAAGTGACGTTGACGCCTGGGCCGGTAGTAGTTCGCGGAAATATGTCCTCTCGCAATAAGAAAAAAAAGAAATTTGCAGATTATGTGTTGTCGTGGGAACCCTCTGTTCCGATTGCTGTTGTCGAGGCCAAAGACAATAATGTTGGCGTCGGTCATGGCATGCAGCAGGCATTGGGTTATGCAAACCTTTTAGAAATACCCAGCGCCTTCAGCTCAAATGGTGATGCATTTTCTGGGCACAATAAGGTGCCAGAAACAGGTGAGGATATCGAAACCGAATTCCCGCTGGGTGACTTTCCCGCGCCCGATGAGCTCTGGAAACGTTACAAGAAATATCGTGAAATCGAAGACGAGGACGAAGCTCTCGTTCTGCAGCCCTATCACGAAGACTCTTCTGGCAAGAAACCTCGTTATTATCAAGTTGAAGCTATCAACAGGTCCATCGAGGCAGTTGCTCGGGGTCAGAAGCGTGTCTTGCTCGTCATGGCTACGGGAACCGGCAAAACCTATACGACATTTCAGATCATTTGGCGCCTGTGGAAAGCGGAAGAGGCCAAACGAATTCTGTTCCTTGCCGACCGAAACGTCCTTGTAGACCAAACGCTGGTGAACGACTTCAAGCCGTTCGGAAGCGTGATGAACAAGATCCGCAATCGAAAGATCGACCCTTCATATGAAATACACCTTGGACTCTATCAGGCTCTGACGGGCCCCGATGAGAGTGACAAGATCTTCAAATCGGTCTCGCAAGACTTCTTCGATCTGATTGTGATTGATGAATGTCATAGAGGCAGCGCAGCAGCAGACGCTGCATGGCGTGAAATCCTCGAATACTTCTCTGGCGCAATCCAAATTGGCCTGACCGCCACGCCCAAAGAGACAAAATACGTCTCGAGCACAGCGTACTTCGGGGAACCCATTTACACTTATAGCCTGAAAGAGGGCATCGACGACGGTTTCTTGGCACCGTACAAAGTGGTCAAGATAGATATCGACCGAGACGTAGAAGGCTGGACACCGCCAGCTGGTATGACAGACGACCTAGGCGCGGAAATCGACGAGCGAGAGTACAATCGCCAGGACATGGACAGAATTCTGGTCTTAAACCAGCGTACGAAGCTGGTTGCCAACCGTGTCATGCAGCTATTGAAGGCTACCGATCCGTTCTCGAAAACGATCATTTTCTGCGAAGACATCGACCACGCAGAACGTATGCGGAAAGCGATCGTTAACGCCGCCGGTCCGCTCGCCCTTGAGAATTCGAAGTATGTGATGCGGATCACCGGCGACAGTGTTGAAGGCAAGGCTGAACTTGATAATTTTATCGACCCCGAAAGCACATTCCCCGTCATCGCTACGACCTCAGAGCTCTTAACGACCGGCGTTGATGCAAAGACCTGTAAAGTCATTGTACTAGACAAGACAATTTCGTCGATGACTACGTTCAAACAGATCATTGGGCGAGGCACGCGGATCGATGAGGAGCACAACAAGTACTTCTTCACGATTATGGACTTCAAAGGCGCGACCGACTTGTTCCGAGATCCTGATTTTGATGGAAACCCTGTCGTTATCTATACGCCGGGTGACGATGACGATCCGGTTCCCCCTGATCCGCCCGATGATCCCGACGACGATGACGGCGGCCCGGATGGAGATGACCCCGTCGGCACGACCAAAATCCGCGTAAGCGGTGTCGACGCAAACATCATTGCTGAACGCATCGAGTATCTTGGTCCAGACGGAAACCTGATTACGGAGTCCTACAAGGACTTCGCGAAGAAGCAGGTTTTGTCGGAATTCGCGTCCTTGGATGAGTTCATCCGCACCTGGAACGATGCTGAAAAGAAACAGGTCATCATCGAAGAACTCGAGGAGCACGGCGTGCTTTTGGAGAACCTTGCAGCAGAGGTTGGCAAGGACTTCGGTGACTTCGACTTGCTGTGCCACATCGCGTTTGAACAGCCGCCATTGACGAGGAAAGAACGCGCCAACAACGTTAAGAAACGGGACTACTTCACGAAGTACGGCGACCAGGCACGTGCGGTATTGTCGGCCCTTTTGGACAAGTACGCGGACGAAGGCATTACGACTATCGAAAGCGCGAAGGTCCTGAAACTACAGCCGTTCGACACGATCGGAACACCGATGGAAATCATCAACGATGTGTTCGGAGGCAAAGACGAATATGAACGAGCCCTGAGAGAGCTCGAAGAACAAATATATAGGCAGGCAGACGCAAAATGAGCGACGTTTCCGGGGTTATCAAATCCATCCAAGACATCATGCGAAAGGACGTCGGCGTTGACGGCGACGCACAGCGCATTGGTCAGTTGGTTTGGATGTTCTTCCTGAAGATTTTTGATGACCGAGAGGCCGAGATGGAGCTCCTGGAGGATGACTACAAGTCACCTTTGCCAGAAAACATCCGCTGGCGCTCTTGGGCAAAAAACCCGGAAGGCATTACCGGCGACGCGATGTCAGACTTCGTCAACCAGCAGCTGTTCCCGACACTGAAGGAAAAACTGCCAACGCATGGACCGCAGGCCGCGCGCGCGCAGGTGATACGCGGCGTGTTCGAGGATGCCTACAACTACATGAAGTCTGGCACGTTGATCCGCCAGGTCGTGAACAAGATCTGCGAGATCAACTTCAACAACACAGCCGACCGGCACACGTTCGGCAGCATATACGAGCAAATCCTCCGGGATCTGCAGAGTGCCGGCAATGCCGGAGAGTTCTACACACCTCGGGCTGTAACGCGGTTCATCGTCAATCGCGTTGACCCCAAACTCGGCGAGATAGTCCTCGATCCCGCTTGCGGCACAGGTGGCTTTTTGGCCTGCGTCGTAGATCACAAACGGGAAAAATACGTCAAGTCAGGTGCCGACGAAGAGGTCCTGCAAGGATCGATCAGGGGTGTCGAGAAAAAAGCTCTTCCGCACATGCTTTGCGTGACGAACATGATCCTGCACGGGATCGACACGCCATCAACGATCACCCATGGCAACACCCTTGAACGACCGTACAAGGACTACAGCGAAAAGGACCGGGTGAACGTCATCGTCACCAACCCGCCCTTTGGCGGGATGGAAGAAGATGGGATCGAGAACAACTTCCCCTCCCACTACCGGACGCGCGAAACTGCCGATCTGTTCATGGCGCTGATCCTTCGACTGTTAAAAACAGATGGTCGGGCCGCTGTCGTCTTGCCAGACGGGTTCTTCTTTGGCGAGGGGATGAAATCGCGACTCAAGCAAGCCCTTTTGGAAGAGGCGAACCTGCATACCATCGTTCGACTGCCGAACGGTGTCTTTGCTCCCTATACCGGCATCAAGACCAACATCCTGTTCTTCACCAAAGGCACGCCGACCAAGGATGTCTGGTTCTACGAGCATCCATATCCAGAGGGTGTGACCAGCTACAACAAAACCAAGCCGATGAAGTTTGAGGAATTCCAGACAGAGATCGACTGGTGGGGTGATGAGACCGATGGGTTCCAAGCGCGTGTCGAGACCGATCAGGCCTGGAAGATCAGCGCCGAAGATCTCGCGGCCCGGGGCTACAATTTCGACCTCAAGAACCCGCATGTAGGCGATGCGATCAATCACGACCCGGACGACTTGCTGGAAAACTTCAGCACCACGCAAAATGAAATCCAAGCGCTACGCGACCAACTAAAGACGATCTTGTCCGACGCACTGAACGGGGTACGCGCATGACGGACGTAAGTCAGCTGATCATCGATCATTTGGACATCTGGACCTCAGCCATCGAGAAAAAGTCCGGTGCCGGGCGCGGTAATGGTGGAGGGACAAGCCTCTACGGCATCAAGAAGTTGCGGGACCTGGTCTTGAAACTTGCGGTGCAAGGCAAACTGGTACCCCAAGATCCTGCAGAGGGTGACATATCGGCCCTTCTGATGGATTTGGAGAAAGAGCGACAAGATCTTCTGAAGCAAAAAAAGCTGAAGAAGCAGAAGGCGCTGCCAGATATCACCGAGGACGAAAAGCCATACCAGATTCCAGGTTCGTGGGCTTTCATCCGCCTCGGAGACTTAACGAACTACGGCGCCACCGACAAAGTAGAAGCCAACGAGGTCGATGAGGATACTTGGGTATTGGAGCTCGAAGACGTCGAAAAGGAATCGTCCCGGCTTCTACAGCGGGTCACATTTTTAGACCGACGTTTCAAGAGTTCCAAAAATCGGTTCTCAAAAGGCGACGTCGTGTATGGCAAACTAAGGCCATATCTCGACAAAGTTATCGTTGCCGACGGTGACGGAGTTTGTACGACGGAAATGATGCCGGTGCGAGCCCACTGCGGCGTTTCACCTAAGTATCTTCGACTTGTTCTCAAGTCACCGAGCTTCATAAAATATGCCGACGATTCGACCCATGGGATGAACTTGCCGCGTATCGGCACTGAAAAAGCTAGAATGGCCGTTGTGCCGCTTCCCCCAACTGCTGAACAGCACCGCATCGTGGCCAAAGTGGATGAGCTGATGACGCTTTGCGATACGTTGGAGGCGCATGCCAAAGACAGCCTCAAGGCGCACCAGACCCTCGTCGAAACCTGCCTTGCGGCCCTCACAAACAGCCAAACCCCCGAAGACCTCGCCCAGAACTGGGCCCGCCTAGAAGCCAACTTCGACGCTCTGTTCACGACTGACGAGAGTATCAAGTCACTGCGTGAAGCAATTCTGGAATGGGCTGTCCGAGGCCTGCTCTCGAAGACCATTGAGGCCGATAGAGACCCAAATGAATTCCTACAAAACAATCTTGCGGCTCGCTCTGAGCTGCAAAAAGAGACTGGTGATGCACGCCTGAAAAAGTGCGCAAATACGCTCTTTGAAGAGTATCGAGCGCCACTTCCCGCTGGCTGGTCAGCCGCCAGTTTCGATGAGCTGTTTCTCTTTATCGACTATCGGGGAAGGACGCCTAAGAAGACTGAAAGTGGAACGCCACTGATTACGGCAAAGAACGTCAGAATGGGGCAGTTAAACCGAGAGCCGCGCGAGTATGTGTCGGATTCAACTTACGTAGAATGGATGACTAGAGGTTTCCCACGGATCGGAGACCTGTTCTTTACGACTGAGGCTCCGTTAGCAAACGTCTGCATCAATGACATAGATGAGCCCTTCGCACTCGCACAGCGCGTAATCTGTCTTCAGCCAATATCGCAGCTAAACACTAAGTATCTCGAGATAGCTATTCGCTCGAAGCCCGTCCAAGAAATGATCGACAGGAACGGCACGGGAATGACCGCAAAGGGAATTAAAGCCTCTAAGCTGAAGCCGCTTGCCATACCTTTCCCACCGATCGAGGAGCAAGATCGGATCGTGGATAAAGTTCAACAACTACATGCAATCTGTGACAGCTTGTCGTCGAGTTTGAAGCAGGTAGAAGACACCAAGTTACACTTGGCTGTCGGTCTTGTCCGGCGAGCTTCAGAAATCGCAGCATAGGGCGAAATACGATGCTGCAAGATCACAAAATTTGGTGTGATGAGGATAAACACAGCCATTTCGAGAAGTTCACGGACTTCAACGAATGGCTGAATAGCGAGGATGGGGAGACCATTCGCAACGAATTTGGTCTTACCAAACTCACCGACCCCAGCAAGGCATTCTTTGCGGGGGACCGTGAGGCCTATGACCAGGCATTCCGAGAATACAGAAAAGAGAGGCGGCACGAAGTCCTGTGCGAGCAGTTCTTCGCGGACACTTTTCCTGCCGAGGGTGACGACAACCACTGGTTCGAACTGAACCAGCGACGCTTTGATCAACTCTTGGGCCGTTTGGCCACAAAGGATACGCTTCCCTTCGTTGGCGCAGGGCTTTCGGTGCCTGGTGGCTTCTCTTCATGGGAAGGGCACTTGTGGCACCAAGCGGAAACAGCAGGTTTGGCGCGTGAGGACGTCCAAGCCCTGCTTGACAAGGGCCAGTACGAGAGCGTCATCGAGCAAATCGTGGCTCTACGGGGGCGAGAAGTCTTCGTTCAGGACATTCGGGACGAGTTTGACCGCAACGGCACAATACCGGAAGTTGTTTTTCATTTGGCGGAACTGTTCTCCGACACAGTTATCACAACAAACTACGACCGGTTGATCGAACAGGCTTTCGAAACAGGGTATCCGGAACCTGTACAGATCATCACAGGGGAAAACGCGACGGACTTCCCAGATGCGGAAAAGACGACGGTAGTCAAGCTGCACGGTGATATTCGTCGCCCCGGCCACTGCGTCCTGAGCAAGGACCAGTACGACACGGCATATGGCGCAGAGGACATCGATCTTTCCCTGCCCATTCCGAAGTTGCTCGACTACTACTTTCGGAACAATAGCCTTCTGTTTCTTGGGTGCAGCTTGCAGAATGATCGGACGATTCAGGTTTTCAAAACAATTAAGGCAAGCCACCATGGCGACGATCTCCCACAGCATTTTGTCATCGAGTCCTGCCCAAAAAGCCTGGAGGAACTGAGGGATCGGAACGCTTTTTTGGCGAGCCTCGGACTGACAGGGATTTGGTTTGAAACCAAACGCTATGAGTGCGTCGAAAGTATCCTAAGGCTCGCCAGAAACGAACTGGCCTACCGCGACACGCAGTAACTGTAGTCTTATTGACTCAGAGAGGTCCCATGGTTCGATTTAGGTCTCTTCTAGGGAACGCCACTGACATCGAAGTGTTCGGCCCAACTTGGAAATAATAATTTTATATCAGTGACTTACAAGCGTAACACCAAATCCGCGCAGTCATCAGGTTCAGAGAAAACGGGCCGGAGAGAACGGATTTTGACGGTTGCCGAATGGAGGCAGTGAATAACCCAATCTGCAAACCCCTTTGAAAACACGGGAAATTCCGGACACAGCCGGATGGGGAGAACGGTTTCTCAAGGGCAAGTGGCGGAGACGAAGTCCGCCATGGTGGCTATGCAATCAAACGTAACTAATGATTTACCATCCTGTTATTAATAGAAAAATTAAGAATTTGCACCAGCCTCCCTATGCAATCTTGTGCAATCTCATGCAATCAATTACTCTGTTTATGTGGGGTATTTTGTTGGGTAGATGAATGCCAAAGATTACAGATGAACTGTCCGCCTTAGATGTGAAGCGGCTCGCCCATCCCGGCGGGAATCGAAATATTTTGATCTCGGTGGGTGGTGTTCCGGGACTGTACATGCAGTTGACCCCTAAGCGCGGGCGCTCTTGGGTCTTGCGCGCAAAAGTTGGGGAAGCGCGCCGCGACATTGGCCTTGGTGGTTTTCCCGCTGTCACTCTATCACAGGCTCGCGAAAAGGCGCGTGAGGCTCGCGACAAAATTAGCAGGGGGATTGACCCCATTGAGGAACGAAAGGCCGCCAAAGCCGCGCTTGCATCTGCCCAGCGCCGTGGCCTGACTTTTACTGATGCAACTGACAAATACCTTGCGGCCAAACTTGACGCGTTCAAGAACGCTAAACATCGGCAGCAATGGCAAAACACGCTGGCAACCTACGCCAAGCCCGAGTTGGGCAAGATGATGGTGCAGGATATTGCCGTACAAGACGTGCTGCGCGTGTTGGAACCCATCTGGACCGTTAAGACCGAAACTGCGTCACGCGTTCGGGGCCGTATAGAGGCGGTGTTGTCATGGGCCACGGTGGCGGGGCATCGAACAGGGGACAATCCGGCGCGCTGGGCTGGCAACCTGAAAGAACTGCTGCCTGCCCCTTCCAAGGTCGCAAAAGAAGGCAATCAACCCGCCCTGATGATTGATGATGCCCCCCGTTGGTTCGGTGCATTGAAAAGTCGTGATGGCTTTGGCGCGCGGGCGCTGGAGTTTTTGGCGCTGACAGCCACGCGGTCGCAAGAGATTCGCGGCGCGGTTTGGGATGAAATAGATTTGGACAAGGCGCTGTGGATTATCCCCGGCACACGTATGAAGATGGACCGGGATCACCGCATCCCGCTATCGGGCGAAGCGGCGGCGCTGTTGCAAGCCCTGCCACGGCTTCAAGACAACCCGCTGGTGTTTCCGGCGGCGCGCGGCGGTGAACTGTCGGATATGACGCTATCGGCGGCGATGAAACGGATGCACGCGTCCGATGTCGCTACGGGAGGCGCTGGCTATGTTGATCGCACGTCGAAGCGCCCCGCCGTGCCGCATGGCCTGCGCAGCACGTTCCGCGATTGGGTGGCAGAGCGCACTACCTATCCCGGCGATATGGCAGAGGTGGCATTGGCTCATCGAATAAGCAATGCGGTGGAGGCATCCTATCGGCGCGGTGACATGGTGGAAAAGCGCCGCAAGATGATGGGCGATTGGGCGGGGTATCTGGCCGGGGCTGGCTCGGTACGGTCCGATGCACAGATTGTGAGGATTGGATGAGTTACGGGGATTTAGAGGATCGTTTGGGCGGAGAAGATTTGGAAAACTACGGTCATGATATGGAACATTGGAGATGGTGCGAGCATCTCTCTGTAATGGAAGCTTCAATGCTTGCCGTAGGTCTCAATCCAAGTGTGTATGAGCCATTTATCCCCGAACGGCTGCGAGAGGGACACTTTCACAAGATTGGGTCGTCAAATCACGTCAGAAATTATTTCTACTCAACTGAGTTCGTCCCCGTTTTTCGAGCAACGACCTATGCCGCGCTCAATGGTGAAATATCTTGCGATTTCGCCCATCATGCCCGGACAATCCCGACTATTACGGTTGGGGATAGGGATTTCGACGGGCATCCAGAACCAGATGAAGAAAGCATTGCATACGATTTTCTAATCAGGTCAGACGCGCCAGTTTCCTCCAATTTCGAAATTTCGCCCTACGGCGATATGAGGAGATTCTATTTTATCAAGGAACCTGACTGGGAACGTAGCACAATCAAGGTTGATGGATTCAAGAACTGGATGCAGCGCCGAGGCCGTAGGCCTGCGTTTTTCTTCCCTGATGCTGGGGAAGACAGCGATGCTTTCCGTAACCCCGCGCATGAACATTTCTCGGCAGAGCTAGATATTGCGGTCACGGTTTGGCAAGCACTGCTCCCGCAACGCAAATATCTTGGCGGCGTCAAATCGGCCATTGAAGCATGGATTACTGCCAACCCCGAAGCGTGGAAAGGGGATGAGCCTATTTCGGGAGCCGCAAAAGAAAGAATTGCTACGCTAGTCAATTGGAACAAAGGCGGCGGCGCACCAAAGTCAGGTGGTTAACCTACCCACCCGTTTTAGAAACCAGCCCACCTCCCAAAGCTCCCTATTTCTATGGCATTACGCCCCATTCATCTGGCCGCAGGGGGGGGGCTATCTGACCCAGTCATCAAAAGCTGGGTGGGTAGGTTCGGCAGATTTAGGTAGGTTGGTTTTCGAAACCTATCTAGCTATTACGCCCCATAGTTTGCGCGTCAAGATGACTTCAATCGCAATTGATTGGAGTGCATCACATGCCCGCTACTTATCTCACAGACCGCCAAATCGGCGCGCGTTACAACGTCCACCACCTTACCCCGCGCCGCTGGCTCAAAACTGACCCCAGCTTTCCCAAACCGATCCGTTTGACCCCCGGCTGCACTCGCTGGAAGCTGTCGGACATTGAGGCTTGGGAATCTGCCAAGGCAAAAGCCGCGTAGAGAAAAACCGCAACCCGTGAAACGGATCGCGGCTCTATTCGTGTGGTTCTAACAAGCGCAAGAATATCCCCATTCCGTTTCGGTAGCAATTCAGAAAGCCGAAACATGACAAAGACCAACTTCAACAAAATCTCCCGCCCCCCGACAAATGCCCTGCGCGTTGAGGCATGGCGTGACCTGCCACAAGACGGTGCAGCCGCTCGCTACAAGGTCACAAGTGAGGGTGCCGGCGTTAGCGTCATCACGCTTTCCAAAGGCAACCGCATAATTTTGGATGCCTTGCTCAAGCAGCCCGTCTACTGCGCAAGCCCGGTCCGCATTTCTGACCGCGTTTGCATCCTGCGGCGCGAATACAGCGTGCCGATAATCAAAAAGATGTACGCAAACGACGCGGCTACGGATCGCGCAAAATTCGGTGTCTATTTCCTAGATTGCTGCGTTGAGCGTCTTGACGACACTGCGGCGGTGATATGA